ATTCGTAAGTGGCGTTTACTTTACCTACACTAGTATAAATTACATCGTAATCATTAAGTTCATTTTGTGTCTCTATCTCAAGAGCACAAACTATTAATATTTTCTTTTCTAGTTCTTTTGCGGCTCCGTAAGCATCACTCATAAGTTATCACCGATTTTACATTAAGGTCAAAGTTTTCTGTTCTTGGTACGAATGATAAATCTACTAATACAAGGTTATCAATAATCTCATAACCAACCTCTTTTGCTAAATGATTAGTAGCTTGAAGTGTACCACCAGTAGCTAATACGTCATCTACTATCACGACTCTACTACTATCAAGATGTTCGACGTGTGCCATTTCTAATGTTGCACTTCCGTACTCTAAATCATAACTAATGGTATGTTTAGCAGTTGGTGTTTTTCCCTCTTTTCTAGCACAGACCACACCACCACCAAAATGCATTGCAAGAGCTGATGCAAAAACAAATCCACGAGATTCAATACCTATCCAATAATCAGGTTTATTAACCAAATTACCCATATCTATTACAGCCGACCTAAACATTTTTTTATCCGATAATAATGGTGATAAATCTTTAAAACCCACACCATCAATAGGGAAGTTTGGTATCTCTGTAATGTAATTTTTAAACGACATTTATTAAGTCCTTTTCATACGTTTTTAGTGAATTAATATTAAATTTAAATATATCGTACTCCATATCACCAATATCACCACTATCTTTAAGTATATCTGACATATTAACTATTATCTGAAAATTATTACTATTGAGTTGTTTAGCGTCAAACTCTACGATGATATTATTATTTTTTTCATTGTCGTATGGTTTAATTCTATCTGATAAATTAAAGGCTGTATTTTTCTGTTCGTCTTTTACATAGTCAGTATAGTCACAATCAACATATATTGTAGAACACCATGGTTCTAGTTCCTTCAATAAATTTGTATCACAATTTTTGACAACAAAACCAACGTCATATTTAGGTGGTATGATGGGATACATCATATCATCATGTTGAACCATATGACCCCATTTACGAATAAAATTTCTTGTACTACGTAGATTCTGAGCTAACCACTCTGATGATTCTCTACCTTTCATGAACACTTGACCAGCTGGATTACGAAGTGCTCCATCTTTGAACCTACTACCTCTACAAGTCATATGGTATACAAAACCTCCCCAAGTCTGAACTAAATCATAACCAGCTAACACGAATCTATTAAAAATATCACTATCCTCTTTTGATTGTGGTGCGTATAGTGGGTCGTGTCCATTTATCTCTTGAAAATCTTTCTTGTATATAGCCCAAGGAGCGAATATACCATTACTTGATTCTTGTGGTGGTTTATATTCATCAATAAATTTCATAAGTTCAGATTCTTTGAACTCTTCAGGTTCTATACCAAAATCTCTCAATACTTTTTCTGGTCCATCAGGATGTAGTGGTGGTTCTATTCTTGTAGCGGATACAACTGTTCCAGGTTTTATTAGTTTTAAAATTTGTTCATCGAGGTAAGGACACGCATACATATCAGCATGATATATCATCACGATATCTTTTGTAGCGTAATCGTTAACTAGTGTATCATATAAAATAGTGTGTCCTAATCTCGTTGGCCCCTCATTTCTATGAATCTTAACGTTGGGGTCTTTCTCTGCTATCTCTTGCATCCATTCCCAAGTACCATCATCTGAGAAATCATCTGCCCAACATATCTCGTGATGAGAACCTAAGTTCTTTCTAATACTATCATATGACCACTTTAGGTACTTTAGATTATTTCTACTTGGTTGGATAAAACTTATTGGTTTCATATTTTCTTTCCATATTTTTTCCAAATCTTTAAAATAAAAATCTGGTTTAACCTTAGCGTTGTGTCTATCTATCGTGTATAACTCTTCTATTGGATATACACTTTCTAGGTCGATTAAACTCCAATCGTTTTTTTGACTACCATCACCTGTTATAATAATATTTATCGGAACAAAATCGTAAAAGAACATTTTTTTTTCACGAGCTAGTTCTAATAACTTTGTATATGTTAGAGTAGACCTAACATCTTCATTAAATTGATATTCAGTTCTAGATAGTGGTGTCCCTCTTTGCATTTTATAACCTATTATATCATCACCATCTTTTATCAATGAAACTAAAGCGGGAGCTATCTCATCAAAGAATCCAGCTTCATAAGCTTTTATGAAGTTTTCTCTACGACAATAATCTTTATCAAATATTTTATAATAAAAATCGTTATCTCTTAGAACCATTCTACCGTGATTAATACCGTCAACGACTCTACCTTTTTTATTTAAAATAACCTCACACGAGTCTATATCTATTTCACTTAGTTTTGTAAACACTACTCCACATGACCCTTCCAAGCTGAGTATGATGATAAGTCTTTATATTTCCAAGAACCTCCAGTATCATCATTTTGTTTTGGTAATTTGTTAAATAAATCTATACCCCTAGCGGCTTGTTCTGGTGGCATGTAATAGTTCCAACCCAATATATCTATATCATCTATAGAGTCATGTGGTTCTCTATTATCTCTACCCTCATATCTAGCTCTTTTAAACCAATTAGCCGCATCTTTATCGTCAGTTAGTATCATACCACCTTTTGCTATAGCTAAAACCTTTCTTATATGAAAAGATAAACAATGATAAGTTCCTTTAATATACATACCCTCGGTGAATCTAGTTGCTCCATCAACAACTGGATAGGGGTCTAACTGATAAACTCCACTCCAATCAAAATCCTCAAATTTAATTTTACAACCTGCGTGTATTACCAACCCTGGAACTGATAAATATGTTTTTTTAGGTAACGTTATGGTTCCCTCAGCATTTAAATATTTTAAACACATGAACATACCATTTGTACAATTATCTACAGATACTGCATATTTACTACCAGCGTATTTAGCTATTTTATCCTCAAAAGCATCAACAACGTCCCAAGGGTCTTTGATATCATAACCCTCATCATTTAAAACTGGTATTATTTTTTCTAATGTCTCGTACATTTATAACTCCTTGTAATAACTACCAACAACGAATTTATTAGAATTTGACTCTGATTCTAATTCGTAATTTGGATTATATTTTGATAATGGCATCACTCTGAAATCGAAACTAAATCTAGTTAAGTTAGTTTTATTTGGTTTGTTACCGTGATGACATTGATTTCCATTGAACATAATATACTCACCGTAAGAAAGTTCTACTGGTTTAAAATCTAACTTCCAAGGTTCACTCTCAACCCACATAGTATTAGTCCCATAACATCTAGTTAACGGTAAGAAAAAGTTCTTTTCACCTAAAGGATGTTTGTGTAGTGGGTCTGAATCAAAATGCCAAGTGTGTACAGCTTGATTGTCTTTTGGCAAATGAACTCTGAAAGATGGTAGATATTGATAGTGAAATTTCTCATCAAATATAGGTTTTATCTCATCATGAATAAATTTATCATAAGCATCATACAATTCAGTCCAATTATCATTTAGTTTTTTATAAAACTTATCGTGAAAGTCTGTTGTATTTTCATTATGTATATTGAGTTTTCTATAATCATCTTTGACTAATTCTGGATTATGTTCATGAATTTTTTCTAGGTTGTCAACCTCAAATAAATCTGATACCATCTCTTTGAATTTATACTTATTAACGTCAAATGAAAATTTAATCATACCAAATCCTATTCTGTTTTACTTCATCCCATTGTTTTGTAATGTTCTCTTTTGGCATAGCACATTTTAAATCTGAGAATCTTACCATACCATTATTAAAATCATAATAACCCTCATAAAAATTAGGTATCATTTTTTTTCTCCAAGGGATGTCGTGTTTACAATCATCACCTTTCTCTAAAAACTCTTGTACACGGTCTGTAAACCAATCAGTTCTATAAACAGCTTCAGAGGACACTCTCTTATGTGGAGCATATTTACCACTATAGAACCAAACTGTTTTACCCTCACGATAACCTGGTGATGGATATCTACCCCAATTTTGTATGACTATTTGAGATGCTTGGTCTTCTGGATTTGGTAAATAACCATCAGCACAAATTTGTGTGTTGTACTTTTCAATGTGATTCATTAAAATATAATCTACATCGTTTTCAACCAAAGATTCATTAACTATGTTCTGCCAATCTTGTTTTGTTAGAAATAACTCTTGGTCTTCATTAATGTATAACACGTATGGTGTTGTGACCTCATTAAGTAGTGCACGAGTTACTAAACCCCAATCCAACTCTAAGTTATGATAAAAATCTAATTTAGGAAAGTGTTCTTTATAAATTGAATGAATTTCTTCAAAGTTTTCTTTGTGATTATAATTTACTATAAATGGATAGTGAC